GGGTGGAGACTACAAAACTATATAACTAACTGCAGTGACGAATGGCTGAGTTTACCCCGCTAGACGGTGCAGGGACCGGATCGAGCGCAGCGAGGAGGTCCACAGCTGCCCAAGGGCGGGAGCCCGAGGTGAGTGAAACCACCGAGGTCTAGGGGCAATTCGGGCTAGGGCAGTCTAGCGGAACGGGCAAGAAACTTAAATATACTTTCTTTACAGATGCAACAAGCTTCACTACTTTCAACAAGAGACTTTTATTCACCTACAAGATTTAATCAAGATACTAAAAACCAACTATGGATGTCTATTATTGCTGATGTTCATGACAGTACCTGTGACTGTCCAACTCCTTTTGCTCATTTGCTGTCTAGTATATTTCCTCCTGGTCATCAAGATCGTGATAGAACAATTAATGAAATACTGGCAAGAGATTACAAAGAAAGATGCCATTCTGGTGGGCTCGCAGACGAAGACCCTGGTTCGGCCGCTACAAGAGATATAAAACAAGAAGATACAGGAGAAGATTTAGACCCAAGAGACATAGATATCCTTTTAGGCGCCGCCGCCGCCGCCGCAGAAGAAGAAGATACAAGGTAAGAAGAAAAAAAAAAAAGATTGTAATTCAACAATGGCAGCCTGAAAGCATAAAAAAATGTAAGATTAAAGGATTTGGCTGCTTAGTATTAGGAAGTCAAGGTACTCAATACTTATGTTATACAAATGAAGCAGCAAACTATGTACCACCTAAAAGCCCTGGGGGTGGAGGCTTTGGCTGTGAATATATCACTCTTGAATACTTATATAAACAATGGAAAGCACATAACTGCATATGGACTGCCTCAAATAACTATAAAGACTTATGCAGATACACAGGATGTACTATTACCCTTTTCAGACATAAATATATAGATTTTATATTTTGTTACTCTGTCATGCCACCATTTGACATAAACAAGTTAACTTACCCAGATATACAGCCACAAAACTTACTACTAAGACAAAGACATAAACTAATACTTAGCCAAGCTAGCAACCCAAAAGGAAAATTAAGAGTTAAAGTTAAAATAAAACCTCCTAAAACTATGCAAACTAAATGGTATTTTCAAAAACAAATTGCAGAACTGCCACTAGTTCAGCTACAAGCTGCAGCCTGCGATGTTCCATTTGTTAGAATTGGATGCTGCAACCCTAGCCAGGTATCAACTATTTATTTTTTAAATCCACAATTTTATTATGATACTGATTGGGGGGCAACTAAAAACCACGCCTACATGTATATTAGAACAGGAGTGTCACTTACAGGAACATATAAAGGTAAAGATGGTAAAGACCATGAAAAAATAATAGGTGAGTGGAAAAAAATGGGTGAGGCACAATACTATGAAAGTATAAACTATGACACTGGATGGTTTAACTCTCAATTTTTATCCTCATACAAAATTGAAAAAACTAGTACAAAACAACCTTATGCTCACCTACCCATAGGTGTTGCCAGATATAATCCTGACCAAGACACAGGTCAAGGAAATGAAGTTTGGCTAGCAACTATTTTTAAAGGTCACTATGACAAACCTACTGTAACAGATGACTTTGTTATTAGAGGCCTACCCCTATGGATGGCTTTCTATGGCTACTGGAGCTATCTAAAATACAAAACCAAAGATAAAGGTGTTTTTACAAATCATATGTTTGTTGTAAAATGCCCTGCAATTAAACCAATGCAATCAGCAATTACAACTGACTACTATCCAGTCATAGATTTAGAATTTATACAGGGTAAATGGCCTTATGAAGAACAAGTAACAGAAAACCATAAAAAGCTATGGTATCCCACAGCTGAACATCAAACAGTAACTATTAATAACTTTGTAGAATCAGGACCATATGTACCTAGACTAGAAAATCAAAAAAGCTCTACATGGGAACTAAATTATTCTTACAAATTTTACTTTAAGTGGGGCGGCCCTCAAGCTGGGGAACCACCAGTTGATGACCCAAAATACCAAGGAGACTTTCCCATGCCCAGTAACATGCAAGAAACAATACAAATATCAGATCCAAAAAAACAAAGCCCAGAAACCATGTTCCATGACTGGAATTACAGAAGGGGCTTTATTACATCGTCAGCTCTTAAAAGAATGCAAGAAAACCTCCAAACTGATTCATCTCTCGAATCTGATGATACAGAAACACCCCCCAAAAAGAACAGATGCACAAAGGAACTCAAGCTCCACCAAACACACCAAGAAAAGATCCAGAGATGTCTCCGCTCACTCTGCGAAGAAGATACCTGCCAAGAAGAAGAAGAGAGCCTCAGACAGTTCATCCACAAGCAGCAGCAGCAACAGCAGCACCTCAAAAGAAACCTCCTCCAGCTCTTCTCAGAGCTGAAAAACAAGCAAAGATTTTTACAACTACAGACAGGAATTTTAGAGTAAAACCATTTGACCCAGGATGTGACTGGGAAACAGAACAAGAATGTGCAAAAGCATTTTGTAGACCACCTAGAAAATATAAAAATGACCCTCCTTACTACCCATGGTTACCTCCAACACCCATTGTAAACTTTCACCTTAACTATAAATTCTAGGCCCTTACTGTTCACTTAGTACTTGCTGTTTAATAAAGTTTGCCCCCCCAAAAAAAAAAAAAAAAAAAAAAAAAATAAAAATTGCAAAAATTCGGCGCTCGCGCGCGCTGCGCGCGCGCGAGCGCCGTCACGCGCCGGCGCTCGCGCGCCGCGCGTATGTGCTAACACACCACGCACCTAGATTGGGGTGCGCGCGTAGCGCGCGCACCCCAATGCGCCCCGCCCTCGTTCCGACCCGCTTGCGCGGGTCGGACCACTTCGGGCTCGGGGGGGCGCGCCTGCGGCGCTTATTTACTAAACAGACTCCGAGTCGCCATTTGGCCCCCCTAAGCTCCGCCCCCCTCATAAATATTCATAAAGGAAACCACAAAATTTGAATTGCCGACCACAAACTGCCATATGCTAATTACTTCCCCTTTTACACTATAAAAAGGGGAAGTGGGGGGGCATAGCCCCCCCACACCCCCCGCGGGGGGGGCAGAGCCCCCCCCGCACCCCCCCTACGTCACAGGACACGCCCCCGCCGCCATCTTGGGTGGAGCAGGGCGGGGGCTAAAATGGCGGGACCCAATCAATTTATACTTTCACTTTCCAATAACAACACGCCACGTCACCATACAG